ATTTCATGTTGCATCTTAGCAGACATGTACTGATTGTATGAATTATTATCACAGTTGATTATAGCACCACTATTCTCATCTCGATATAAATTTGGATACCCTTTTACTGGAATCATCATGCTAATGCGATTGTACGAAGGTCTTTGAATCTTGGTGCAAATGCTTGATTTGTACCAGAAGAAACAATTTTAATAGTATAACCTGTAAAATAACCCAAATTATTTACACTAAACTCATAGTCTATAAATTGATTTTCTAGACTAGGTGGAACATAAACATCAGGTAAACCACTATTTTTTGATTTATCTACAACATCAAAATAACCATCATTATTATTATCAATTGTTAAGTTATCATAACCTGGGAATAGTTCGAATGATGGTTCAACTTCACTTGAATCTGGTCTAATTAAACTGTAAAGTACTCTGAAATCTGATGATGCATGTCTATATGCACTCACAATCACTTTTAATGAAGTTGATGGTTGAGATAAATTAACGGTATTTGAAACGTAAATCATTGCGTGAGGATCATTTAAAATACCATTAACTCTACCATCTGATGAATAATCTGAAATTGGTGAATTGAGTCTATTGTTCTGTAATTCAACTTTAGATTCATCCCAGAAAATCATTGGGGATAGATTTGAATTTGTAGTACTTAAATCTAATTTCATTGTAAATGATTTGTTTCTCAATAACTGACCCAAGTACTGTTGCTCATTCACATTTGAGCATACAATTCTAGTTGAAGATAATTGATTTTCCTCATCTAATTCGACTGATTCATATTGTTGATCGATGAAAGAAGTCTCATTTCCATCTACGCTAGTCCCACTAACTGTTCTTATTTGTCCAGAAATTTTAGTTTCGGGAGTTGGACTTAAAGCATTCATGTGAGGTATAATGGTATTAAATTGAATATTCTCAGTAGATTGAACTTTATCTCCTCCACATAAAGTTTCAGTATTGAATGAGAGTTGGGGTGAGTTTTCTGGAGCACCACCAGTTCCTTGATCTGTGGATCTATTAGTTACATTCGAATCAAAATTACTTCGATCAAATTCAATGTAATATTCATCAATCTCAATTCCAGTATCACTTATATCATGTTCTTTGTTAATTCTTCTCAATGACACTCCACCCAACTCATACTTGTAAACTAAAGAATTTACGTCGTGCTCACTTTCTATTGTTGAATCTATACCTCTGGTAATTCCACCAAGAGTTGTTGCACTTGGAACGGAAGTATATTTAATAAGTTCTTCACCAATTTTGATATATCCTGGATTAGATGAACCTACGGAAATATTCTCAAATGTACTAAAGTTTGAAGATGATGATACTGTAATTATAGTATTATCAGTCTTTGACAACTTTGTTGTTAATGTGGTTGCAGGTACATCGCTGGATACACCAAAAATTTCAACTCTATTTGTTTTTGAATACATTCCATGATCAAAATGATTCACTTTAAAGTAATTTCCATTATAAATTCCTCCGACCGGAGTTGAAGATGTAATGGTTGTATTTGCTAGTGAAATTATATTTCCAGAATTATCATAATATGATATAGATGAAACTCCAACATTAAATGAACTACCCTGAACATTAGTTAGATATAAAGTATCAATACCATTTCCAATTCCAGTGATTGTAATTCGGGCATCTCTACCTCCGACTGGACTAACAGTTGATGTAACAATACCCACTACATCTCCAATTTGGTATCCATTACCTGGATATAATGTAGAGACAGCAATTCCGGTAATTGTACCATTGCTGGTAGTTAAGTTTAATCTCAAACCTGAACCATTTCCTATAATATTATAGGTCTGAACACTACCACTACTATAGTTTGATCCACCAGTGGTAATTCCAACACTAGTAACTGTACTTCCTGCACCTGCTACGTAACCGGAATTATATGTAGCAGATTGAACTGAAATTTTTCTACCAGTTGTTAAAATTCCAATGATATTAGAATCAGTAATTGTAGTAATCCCAAGATTTACTTTTCTTGGTAAAATAGTAATTGGATTTGGACTTAATACAGAACTTTTTTCAAGAGTTGGATTATGGAACAATACACTTCCAGAGTTTGCAGTGAAGTTTGCTTTATATAACTTAAATTTTAAGTCTTGAGATTGATTTGATGACCATATTGATCCATTTTGAGATTTAAACAAACTACCAATTGCAAATTGTCTAGAGTATCTTACTGCTTGAGAATCTGGTAAATTTGCAGTCTCGATAGTTTTTTCATTCATCTCTGCAATCCAAACTTCATATTGATCTGATTGAGGAGATAGTAAAACTATCGCATACTCTTGATTTGGTTCAAGATAAATTGGATAATCAAAAGTTACTTTTGTTGCAACTGAAGCATTACTTGATACGTTAATGTCACTGGGATTTAAATCTATGGAATTACCTATTACTTCTCTGGTTGGAGTTCCCAATTCCATCTTACGAATTTCAACAGTTAATGGTGCATTATTTGAGTCTTTTTTCGCAAAGAATAGATCTATAGCAGTTAAATATGCCCCAGTTGACTCAGTATTTTCACCAACACTAAATGATTGTGCAAGAGGATCTGAGAAAGTTACTAGTGTAGTTGTGGTAACCACTCTCTGACGTGTTTCCCAAGTTCCTGAAGACTTGTAAATTGTTTCACCTGAAGATATACTAGTACTTCCAGGTAAAGGTATTTCATTTGTAGAACTAGATGTCAATTTGTAAACTTTAGTTCCAGTTGAAATTTTAACATTAGGTTCTGGAATGCTATTTGGATTTCTTATAAAGAATGAACCTGAAATAGACCCATTGATATCTGAAATAAGTCTTAAGTCTTTAACATAAGCAACAGACTTACTAGTTTCTCCAACTAACTTCATTCCAATTGTAAGATATCCTGAATATTTTCCAATAACTTCAGAGCATAAAGAGTTTATGTCTATATTCAAGGTTTTTGATGTTGCACTATATGAAGATGGAATGGATTCACTAGTGAAATAAGGATTTGTAGTATAAATTGCTGATGGACTATTAAATGTTCCATCCTTATGATTAGATTGAGCAACTCTAAATGTGATTAATTTATTACCATTAACAAATCCATTTACAGTTTCTCCAACCTGAAACGCAGAAGATGCTCCATAAGTACTAAGAGTTGAATCAGTTGCGATCTCAACTAATTTTGGAATAAAATCAACTCCACTATTTCCATCTAAAAATTGATAGTATCTAGTAAATGACTTTAGATTTACTGCATTAAATCCAGTATTTCTGGATCTCATATACTCTTCTGATTTAGATGAAATTAATCTATTTTCAACTGATGAGGTTGAATTAGATGTCACCCTTCTTAAGAATCTAATTCCACCAAAATTCAAAGTTCTACTAATTCTTAAATCGTTTAATTGAGTTGTTCTAACCCAACTATCACTTTGAGGATTTAATTATAGTTCCACTATATGAAATTACATTGAATGGATTTACATTTTCAACTTTGGTTGCAAATGGTTGTTCAATCCAATCAACTGATTGATATTTTAATGTAATGACCTTACCAGTTTTTTGGACATTTGAATCGAATAGTGCATAATTACTATCTGGTGCAAATGTTTCATCTGTAAATTCCTCCAATGATACAGGAATTAGTTCCAAACTATTTTTAGATACATTTACACCGAGTTCATCATTCTTTACAGTTGCCTTTGATACGTCTGTATTAAAATTATCTTCAGTTTTAAAATCATCTACAAAAAATCCAGTTTTAAATCTGTTTAATTTTCCAGCATCTTGAATTAGTAAGGTTTGAATATTTAATTCAAGTAAAGAAAGTGAAGTAACTTTTTCTAAATTCTCTATTCTATCCTCAATTTTTCCAATATCTCTCATTGTATATCGTCTATTATCAACCAAAGAAATTTGAGCATCGGATACACTGTACAGATATGGAGGAAGTGTAATGGATGCAATTTCCATTGCATCATCCAAATTACTCGGTGATTTAGGATTTACAGATGGAGTGCCCTGTAGAACACTAAAGGTTCCAAATTTATTTAAGTAAATTTTATCAATTCTACCTAGATAATAATCATATCCAACTAAAGCACTCTCATTTGGAGTCATGATTATTTTGGGATCTGATCCAAAATTTCTAGATGAGAAATCAAAAGGAGATGAAGTAGTATTACTAAAGTCTGATACTCTTGGTCTAAAATCTAAAGTATCTGATGCCCTTGTGTTATCTATTCCAATAGTTGGAATGTCACTTGAGAATCTTTCTTCACTGTAACTATTTACAGTAAATACATCACCGTTGTCGTTAGTTGGGACTGTATAGTAATCAAATATAATTAAAAGTCTTCTGGATGGGGAACTTTCACCAGTCTTTCTGACAAGTCTGGAATAATCATAATATTGATCTTTTTGTCCTTTATCTAAATTATATTTTGAAGTTATATCTTTATATTTACCAGGACTGATAGAAACTATTGTGGTTTGAATATTTGATTCATTAAAAGTTACACTTTCACCAACTCTGAATCTATTTTCATTTAAATATACAATACCCAGGACATTGGTTGAGGGTTTTGATACAACTCTAGCAATAGCATTACTAGTATTTCCAATAATGTTTTCACCAATAATCGCATTGTTTGTTACGTTTGATATTGTATTGAATGTAACTTGATCTAGAACTGGGGTGTTCGTATCTAAAGATTCATATATTGCAACAATGTTTACAACATCTGGATAATTAAGAGAAATCTCTTCATCTTGAACTCTCAATCCATAATATTGATTATAAGTGAGTCCATCATTGATTGAAGTGTTGACTCCAACTCCAGAATAATTATTTTTAGATAAAATTACTTCTAAAGTTTTTGATCGAGTAAATTGCTTGATTTTACTCTGTACTCCATTTTTAACAAATGTTGCATTAACACAAGCAATAGTTTTTGTGTCTGCTGAAATATTTGAAAATGTAACTTGATCTGAACTTGGGAAATTGACTTTATCTGATGTCAGATTTTCAACTGAACCATCAGTGTAAAAAATCGAATATCTCTCTTCATCAAACGCTTCAAATTGTGCTGATGTTGAATTAATACCTAGATTGAAATTTCCAGTATTTAAGGTTATAGTCTTAGATGAACTATGAGTATATCCAGAATTAGTTTGTGCTGAAAATGTGATTGTAGAAGAGTTTAAATTAACAGAAGAAACGTTTGGATTTGGAAGTTCTGCATATAAAAATCCATTCTGTTCATTTTTTATTTTAGATGCACCTATAGAATATTCACCACTATACTGTGAAGTTGGAAGTGAACCATCACATACACCTGTAACACTGGTAACTGCAACCAATGTCATTGAATTTAGAGAAGGTGAAATAGACGTAATTCTATTATAAATTTCAGTTGAAATTCCTGCTCTTTGATATCGAATAATAGAATCAGTTTTAATTCCACTAAATGTATATGGAGATGGAATAGTTACAGTACTAATACCACCACTCTCGGCAGATATAGTTATAATTCCATCTTTGGAGATTCTATCAAGTTGAGTATCTGATATAAATGCAGTTGTAAATCCAGATACTGAAGTTGGTTGATGTACAGACTTAATATCTTCTATTCCATATACCTTAATTGATGCAATACTCCGAGATACTGTCACATTACCATTAATTGAAATCTGCTCACCTACTGAAAAACTTCCAGAAGTTTGTCTGATTTTAATTGTGACTGAATTTCCACCTGAAGTAACTGCATATCCACTTGCACCACTACTCAATCCCTTAATATATGAGGTTGCAGGTACTTCAGTTGATGATACAGATTGATTTAAAGTTAATTCAGTATAAGTCTGAATATCATAAAGATATAAATCCCAATTAGTTACCGCTCCAGTATAAGCAGAGTCTGTAACATTAAAACTGTAAACACGAGCAGATCCAATTGTAGAACCTGCTGCAACGGTGTTACTATTTTTTCTTTGATTTTGTAGGTAAATTTCACTTTTTTGCTTCGGTGCTCCGCTAATATTATTGACTCGAAGTAAATTCCCCATCTCAAATGGAACATTTACAGATGTTCTGGATTGAGTAGTTCTTGGTTTTTGAATATCAATAATTTCAACACCAGTTTTTTCGATATCATATCCTCGAACATATGCCTTACCTGGTGATAACTTGACACACATCAAATCATCATTTGGAACATTACCCTGATTAGTTGTCTCATTACTAAAGAAAATTCCGTTATTACCTAGTCTATCATTTAATGAATTGTTTAATGAAATTTGAAATGGATTTACAACATAATCACCGGATTCATCATAAGTTCTTTGTGCGAGATAATCTTTAATAAGTGAATATGAAGTCTTTGAAATTACTTTTTGAAGTATACCATTTTTAACTCTAAGAATTTCAACAAAATCAGTATCGTTAGTATCAGTTAAAAGTTTTTTAGTTAAAGTTAATGAAATTTTGAATCTATGTGCCCCAGGTGCAGCATAATTCGTAAATCCCTTAGAGTTATCATAAAGAGTTGAATCATCTTTTTCGGTGATGATTTGCTCATTAACTCTTAGACCAACTCTATATGAGGGAGTATTTGTATAATAATCTAATAAAATAGTTTGCTTAGGAACTGAAACAAATGTCCCACGAATAAAATATACACCGTTGTCAATGGAAGCAGCAGAACCAATTGACGTAGAATTTATGGCAATAGTAGTTGCAAAAGGAGTTCCTGCTAAAATTGCACCTACTGTTTCATTTGAGACTAAATTCTCACCATCTAGGAATGGATTAATTTGATAATTTATATCTGAATTCAAATATTTAACATAAAGTGTTGCATATTCAACGTCAGAATTTGGAAGTTGTACAAATTGTACAGTTGCTGTAATACCAGATGCTTGACCTGTAATGGTCTTTCCTACAAAACTTTGGAGGTATGTGGATACATCTACTCCATATTGTTGAGAATTGACTTTAACTGCATGAAATTGATTATCATAAGTTACATTTCCAGGGATCACCATTGATCCTTCTTTGAAAATATGACTTCCAAACGACTCTATTTGATTTTGTAGAATAGATTGTAAGGTGTTTAATTCACGAGTTTGAATTGGTTTTCCTGGTTGAAATAGAACCTTATAGTAATTTTTATCTTTAGCACCTATAGAAGGTTCTGAAAAATCATCAAAATATGGACTTACATTAAGATTTGTTTTTTGTGCCATTTTTTAAAATTCCAGGATAATTTTAATGTCTTCTTTTTGTCTTAAGTCTCTTTCAACTGTTTTTCGATTACTAATATAAATTACATCTCCAGACTTATTATTTATCTCTGGAGTTGAGAATCCGTTGGTAAATGTGACACCCAAGTTTATAATTTTATTTGAAATTGTAATTGTACTACCGCTAATGGATGTATCTACACTTGCACTCCATCCACCTTCTTTCCCAATGTTTGCAGATGAATCAAAATCAACTATTCCAGATGAATTAAAATATGTTGACATATTATTGAAATCTACATTGGTTGAACCTCCTCCACCATTATAATATAATGATCTATCTCTATAGTATTTTAAAATTTTTGTTTCTGTATCATATGACGCCACATAACCAACCGCTTTTTTACCATCACTTCTGGTCTGAATAATCTTATCTCCAACTGCAGGAGTACCATTAATTATTGAGGTAAGTGCAATTCCAGATAAAGCAGAAAATTCATTTTGAGTGTATACAGATGATGAATTATATGCCGTTGGATTTTTAAGAATTCCTACTTGAGCAAATTTAGTATCTACTGGAAAATCTTTAGTAGAATCGTCAAATCTAGCATAAATTAGAATTTTATCCGCACCTAATTCATGATAAACGTCAAATCCGTGTCCTTTTGATGGTGGAATGATTGGAACTAATTCTGCGTAAGTTCCTGGATTTAGAGTAGTACTCAAGTCAACCAACGCATAAGTATAATTTTTACCACCTGACGTAACAACAACATCACTAATTTGAGTAGATGAATTTACTGTAACTGATACAGTCCCTCCTGAACCATCTCCGACTAAATTACAAGTTCTTGTACCTGCTGTATAACCTAATCCGCGATTCTTAATAAAAACTTTCTTTATTTGATTATCGTTTATATCTGAATCTCCATTTTCTCGTATTGCGGTAATTTGAGAATCAGTCGATGTAGACCATTCATTAGGTACTGTTATATATTCAGATGAATCAAATTTAATAATATCACTTGGAGAAATGGTATAAAGATACTTCCATACATACCCATCACTTAACTTAGTTGGATCTAAATCAGTGAAAGTTGGTTCAACCTCAGATGAATTTGCAGTAGTTTTAATTCCAGATGTACCATTATCAATACAGATATAAACCTTATACTGTGAATTTACTACATAATAATTCGCATCATAAAGTCTCATTGCACCTGTTGTTGGTGCGGGATTAATTACACTGTAATCAGGTCTATACATATCATATTGTGATCCTGAAGTCCATTCTATTTTTCGAATTACTCTTCTAACATTTGCATCTGTAATTCTCTTTCCAAATAAAATTGTGGACTCATAATGATTTAAATAATCCACATTATCAGTTGGATATGGTTGAGTTGTATCCCAAGTTGAATCTCTACCAAATCCTGATGTTGTTGGATTAGAAAGACCTACAAACACATAGTATGAATTTGAAGAATCGACTACAGAATCCACAAAATTGGATGCATTCAGTATTCTAAAGTTATCTGTTACAATTGCAGACATTTGAATATAGTTTTTTCTATATTTATATCATTCAAATTGAACCGTTACTTCCGGTTTCAAAATTACGTCTTTGAACTGTTGGATGAGATGTAAGTCCAGAATTAACAATAAGGTTTTTAGTATTTAATGTAATTGGAGTTGATTCTCTAGTGAAACCTGATAATTTACCCCAGGAGAACTTACCGACCATAGAACCAGTTGTCGCAATACCAATAGTATTTGTAAATGACCTGACATTACATGTCATAATACCAGTAGCAGAATCAAATGAGTTTATTTCATAGATATTATCCAAGAATGTAGTACCAATTCCAATTATATTATCATCAAAAACGTAAACGAGTCCAGTGTCTGATGGTGATCCAAGTTCATCAGTGTAAGCACCAACAACAATACTAGAACCATCAGAACTCATTGCTACAGAAATACCAAAATAATCACTATTACCAGATAAAGAACCAGTAAGAATTCCAACTTGATTAAATGAATTACCTACTCG